GGGGAGGAAAGAGGAGAGCCTATACTTGGCAAAGCAAAAGATGTATTTATATAATTATGGCAATAACTAGATCACAAATACCTAAACAAGTAGAGGGGAAATTAAGAGGGGCTAGAGATGAAAAAAAGAAAAAAAGAAGAGTCATCAAAGCTATCAAAAAGAAATCCCTTAGCAAGAATACTAGGATCTATACTGTTTAAACAAAAAGTGGTACAATCTAAAAAATTGTATAACAGAAAAAGGTTTAAACATTATGACTAAACTATGTCCTAGGGGTAAAGCTGCAGCGAAGCGAAAATTTCGAGTATACCCCAGCGCATATGCTAACGCATACGCTAGTAAAATTTGTGCAGGTAAAATAAAAGATCCATCAGGTGTAAAAAGAAAAGACTTTAGAGGACCAAAACCTGCAGGTAAAGTTAGTGGAGGAGAAGCTAAAATAAAAAAAGTAGCAAAGGCTTTACACAAAGCTTCAGGTCTACATAAAGCACAAGCTAAATCTTTAGACTCAATTACAAAAGCAACAACTGGAACATTTGCACAAAAACTTGAACCATATAATGGTAGTTATGTAAAAGGAGATCTAGCAGGTCATAGCGTGTCAAATAAAAGTCTTAATAATTATTATAAAGGCATGATTAATGACTAAGAAAAAAGGTAGAATGTTTACTGCTGCAGAAGTTAGAGCCTTAGACGAGGCTAAAGCCAAAAAAAATTTTAGAAAAAAAGATAGAATAGAATCTAGTGGCGATAAAGATAGAATTAAACTTATGGAATATAATTTAACTGGCTATAGAGAAGGTGGCATGTGCCGTGGAGCTGGAGCCGCTATCAAGGGGACAAAATTTAAAGGTGTTTTCTAATGGGACTAAAGAAATGGTTCGATCAAAAATGGGTGGATATTGGAAGCAAACGAAAGGATGGTTCCTACGCACCTTGTGGTCGTTCAAAATTAGCAGCAGATCGGAAACGGAAGTATCCAAAGTGCGTCCCTGCTGCAAAAGCGGCAAGGATGACAGAATCCCAAAGGAGGAGTGCCGTTGCAAGGAAAAGAGCTAAACCACAAGGAGTTGGTGGTAAGCCAACAAATGTCAGTACCTTTACCAAAAAGTATTATGGTGGTATGATAGAGGTATGAGTGAAACTTTATTTAAAGCAGGTCAAGCTTTCACAAGAGCTTATAAAAAATTCGATGATTTTGCCGAAAAAGGTGTAATAGGTAAATTAAAAGAAAGATTTACAAAAAAACCTACATTAAGCAAGAGTAAAGAATTAGTTGTATTTGATCCGAAAAAATCTTTACCTGCAAAAACAAAATTACCTAAACCTAAAACTAAATTAGGTAAGTTAAAAACTGTAGGTAGAGTTTTATCAAGAGGAGCCGTGCCTTTAACTTTAGGTATTGAGGGTGCAAACATAGCTTACAAAATAGCTACAAGAACTCCTGAAGAAAAAGCTAGAGCAAAAGCTATTAAAACTAAATTAAAAAAAACAAGCACAAAAGATTATCATAGTGATCTTTTAAAAATGAGTACGGGAGGAGATACAATGTTAAAAAAAATACCTGAAGGGCCTAAAGGAGAAGGTCTAAGAAAACTTAAAGCAAAAAGACCAGATGTAACAAAAAAAATGGGCTTTGCAAAAAAGGGAAAAATGTTAAAAGCTAGTTACGGAACGATGGCAAAAGGTAATATCAGTGAAGCTTTACAAAAAGAAAAAGTTAAAAAAGCTGAAAAAGAATTGACTAAAAGAACTTTAATAAAAAGATTAAGAGGAGCACAAGTTGGTCCTGCTGAAGAAGCCAAAGTTGAAAATATGACACAAATGGAAATGAACAAAAAATTAGCCAGTTTAGCTGCAAAATCTGCAATGAAAAAAAGAATTGGTGGAATGTCTTATGCTAATGTTGGTATGGCTGCAAAAAAAGTTAGAGAGAAAGAAATGATGAAAGCATCTGAGGGTAAATCTGTAAGAGGCTATGGTGCAGCTAGAACATCAGGCATGGGTTTACAGGATGAACAATTAGTACCAGGGAAGTCTTTAGATTATTATAAAGATTTAATGTAATGAATTATGGCAACATCAGGAACATCATCATTCGATTTAAATATCGATGAAATTATTGAAGAGGCATACGAGAGATGTGGTATGCGAACCAATAGTGGCCATGATTTACGAAGTGCAAGAAGAAGTTTAAATCTTTTATTTTCAGAATGGGGCAACAGAGGTGTCCATCTTTGGAAAGTATCTTTAAATGAGGTAGCATTAGTAGCAGGTACTGCACAATACGCAGTAAATGCAAGTGTTAACGATGTGTTGGAAGCTTATATATCAACAACTGCTGCAGCTAGTAATACCTCATCAACAAACGATATCTCTTTAACAAAAATTGATAGATCTGCATATGCAGCTTTACCTAACAAACTGCAAACAGGACAACCATCACAATATTTTGTTGATAGACAAACAACACCACAAATATTTTTATATTTAGCACCTGATGCTACTACTTTCACGACATTAAAATTTTATACTATAGATAGAATTCAAGATGTAGGTGGATATAATAATCAAACCGATGTGGTTTATAGATTTTTACCGTGCATGTGTTCAGGTTTAGCTTATTATCTAGCACAAAAAAGAGCTCCAGATAGAATACAAGTTTTAAAACAACTTTATGAGGATGAATTGTTAAGAGCTTTAAATGAAGATGGTCAGAGAACATCTGTATACATATCTCCTCAAACTTATTTTGGGGATGGTGTCTAATGAGTTTTGCAAGTGGAAAAAGATCTAAAGCTATATCTGATAGATCAGGAATGGAATATCCTTATAGAGAGATGGTTAAGGAATGGAACGGCTCACTAGTGCATATAAGTGAGTTTGAACCAAAACATCCACAACTTGATCCACCATATCATAAAGCAGATGCTATAGCATTAAAAAATCCAAGAGTGATGAAATTTCAACAACCTACTCAAGAATTTGCAAATGATAATACAATTTCAAATTCAGGTGGCATACATGTAGGTGTTGCAAACTTATCTTTACCAGGAGAGTTTGCTTTTAAGACACAAGAATTTAATGTTACAACTAACGGTATTACTACAACAATACATAGTATGGTGCCAGAAGACCCATCTGTGCAAAATAGAAGAAGAGAAATGCTAAGTAATATTGGAAGCGTGGAGGTTAGTATTTCATAATGTCTATAACACACGCAAATTTTTTAACACAGGTAAGAAACTATACAGAAGTTGATAGTAATGTTTTAACAGATGCTATAATTCAAGATTTTATAAGATCTGTAGAGTTGGATGTTGCGGGTAAAGTAGATTATGATGATCTAAGAAAATATGCTACATCTAATTTTACTGCCGCAAACAGAGCTGTGTCGTTGCCCTCTGATATTTTAATTATTAGATCTGTGGAACACATAGATTCTTCAGGCAATAGAATTTTTTTAGAAAAAAGAGATATAAGTTTTATTTCTGAATTTAATGGGACAGGTAGACAAGGCACCCCTCAATATTATGCAAATTTTGATGATTTCAATATCTTAGTAGCACCTACACCAGCATCTGCAGATACGATTCAGGTAAACTATATTAAAGATCCACCTAATTTTACATCAACAAATAATACCTTTTTATCCACATATCAATAGTCGATGTTATTACATGGTGTTTTAGCTGAGGCTTTTAGATTTTTAAAAGGACCTGACAATCTATACAACCTCTACAATTCAAAGTATAATGAGGAAGTACAAAATTTTGCCCTACAACAAATGGGTAGAAGAAGACGTGGAGAATATACAGATGGAGTACCAAGAATTAAAGTAGATTCTCCTAGTCCATAAATTTAAAGGAGAATAATTATGGCAATAACAACAAACGCAATTTGTGATTCTTTTAAAAAAGAATTACTACAAGCTAAGCATGACTTTGATACATCGTCTGATACTTACAAGTTAGCGATGTTTACAAGTTCTGCAACTTTAGGTAAATCAACTACAAACTATACAACTTCAAATGAAGTCTCTTCTCCATCTGGATATACAGCTGGTGGAAAGGCTTTAGTAAACCAAGGTGTAAAAGTTTCATCTTCAGTAGCTATTACTGATTTTGCAGATTTATCTTTTGTTGGTGTAACACTGACAGCTAGAGGTGCACTAATTTATAACACTACAACAGACGGTGGATCGAACACTACAGACGCAGTAGCAGTGTTAGATTTTGGTGGAGATAAAACGGCTACATCGGGAACTTTTACAATACAGTTTCCAGCGTTTACAACTTCGGCTGCTA